TTTGTCTATCATATTAAAAGATGAAGGCGTAGAGTTTGATAAAAAAATATTAGCAGAAGTAATACAAAAATATTATCCCGACTTTAGAAGAACCATAAACGAATTACAAAGATATTCAGTACGTGGTAAAATTGACAGTGGTATTCTTTTTAGTTTATCTGAAGAAAATAATAAAGACCTTATTGTAAAATTAAAAGATAAAGATTTTAATGGTATGAGAAAATGGGTTATACAAAACCTAGATAAAGAACCTAGTGCTTTGTTTACAAGTATCTATGATGTACTTTACGAACATTTAGAACCTAAATCAATACCTCAAGCAGTATTAATTATTGCCGGTTATCAATATAAGGCGGCCTTTGTTGCTGACCAAGAAATAAATATGGTTGCTTGTTTAACTGAAATAATGGCGGGGTGTAAATTTAAATGATTGATGAAGTGAATAAGAGTATTTTAGATATAATTGATAATCATACCAAAAAACAAATACTTGTAAGAAGAAATGTTTTTGGAGAAGATTTTATAACAGATTTGAGGCCAATAGCAGGACAAAGTGCTCAAGCATCAGGGGCTCTTTTCGAATCTATAGTTCGACAAATATTAAAAAAATATAATATTTACAATAATTATTATATATGGGAAAAACCTACTTTTCATTGTCATTTTAATTTATCTAGAGAAGGCGATTTTGAATTAAGAACAAAAAAAAGAATTATTCATATAGAATGTAAACAATTAGGAAATCTCGAATCTCATTTTGATAAAGTTTCTCATTGTTTACTAAATGTAATTTCAGGATGTTATGGTAAAAATTTTTGGTTAATATATGATTTTAATAGAGAAAAATTTAATAATAAAAAATTAAAAGCATTAGTAGAACGTTGTAAAAATATAAAAGAACAAGTGGCTTTACAAGGTATTACATTTGAAACTATTTTAATAGACGATCTTTCTAATCATTTAAAAACATTAAACAATGATTAATAAACTAGATAAGCGGGCATAGTTCAGTGGTAGAATAGTAGTTTACCAAACTATTGGTCGTGGGTTCAAATCCCACTGCCCGCTCCAAAATTATATGTACGAATTAAAAGATTATTTAAAAGCGATAAATGAAACAAAAGAACCACTGTTGGATAGTGATGATCCTTCATGGGAAAAGAAGTACCCACCATACGTTATAAATCGTTGTCTTTCTGTGTTTTGGGATACTTTAATGCCGGCCAATGAAATGAACGGGCTACATTTTTTGGATAAGAAGTTACAATTCCATTTTTTAATAAATAGTATCAGAAAAAAGAAGCGATTTGGTGGTAAGTGGTTATCACAAACCAAATTGAAAGATTTAGAGTATGTAAAAGAATATTATGGTTATAGTAATGAAAAGGCAAGAGAGGCCTTAACTTTATTGACCAAAGAACAACTTGAATATATTAAGAAAAAATTAGACAAAGGTGGGAGAGATTAATGGTAGACAATATTAAATGGTCAATAGAGGACATGTTAGAAGTAACAATCAAACAACCTGATGACTTTTTAAAAGTAAGAGAAACACTTACAAGAATTGGTGTAGCATCCAGAAAAGACAAAACTTTATTTCAGTCATGTCATATACTTCATAAACAAGGTAAATATTACATTGTACATTTTAAAGAACTATTTGCTCTTGATGGTAAATTGGCGACATTATCAGAAAACGATATTCAAAGAAGAAATACGATAGCTGTTCTTTTACAGGATTGGGCTTTAATTGATATAGTTAAAAAAGAAGCAGCCGAAAACAAAGCACCTTTAAGTCAGATTAAAGTATTGCCATTCAAAGAAAAAAAAGAATGGACACTATCAGCAAAATATAATATTGGTAAAAAAATTACAAAAGATGATGAAACAAATGGTGAGTAAATGCAAGTTCCTAAGTTTAGAGACTTTATAAAAGAAGCAAGACAACAGGATGAAAAAGATCCTATTACTATTGTTGTTATTAGTAAATCTTCTCCTAAAGTAAAAAGACAAAAAACTGGTAATAAAAAAACCAAAAAAGAAGTTACAGTAAGTTTTATACAGAAGTCTTGTGCCAAAAAAAAGATACCTTGTTATATAATCAATACCAAATTTTCAATCATTACAGATAAAGACGAAGAAAAAAATACCTTAACAATTTATAATTTTGATGGTGAAGATGGTGAACAAACATTTATTGGTAAAAATACAGTAGTTATTACACGAGCAGGAGCTATTGAAGATGAAGCCGGTCTTTCTTTAATATCAGCATTTCAAAACTCTGGTGCGTTTATGTTAAACACCAGATCAGCTATGTTAACTTGTGATAACAAACTAACGTCTGCTCTATTGTTTGAAAAGTTTAATATACCTACACCAAAAACCGCTTTTATATCAAATGAAAAAAATTTAGATAACGCATTAAAACTTGTAGGTAATAAGTTTCCAGTTATAGTAAAGACATTAACAGGCACACAAGGTATTGGTGTAGTTAAAGTAGATAGTTACGATTCATTAGTATCAGTAGTACAGGCCTTATTTAAACATGATGCTGAATTGTTATTACAAGAATACATGCCAACAGATTCAGATATAAGAACGTTTGTAGTAGATAATAAAATATTTGCATGTACTAAACGTGTTAAAAAATCAGGAGAATTTAGATCAAATGTTCATAGAGGTGCAGTTGCTGAACCATATAAATTATCAGATGAAGAAATAGAAATTGTTTTAAGAACAGCACGTGCAACAAAAGCATATCTTGTAGGAGTTGACCACATTACATATAAAGGTAAAATATATGTATTAGAAGCAAACGGTTCACCAGGAACTGGAGCAGATTATGAGGGTTATCATTATGAAGATTATGTAGATACACCAGATACAACAGGCCCTATTAAAGGTAGTCAATTAGTAGATAATGTTATAGAATATATTTCAAATAGAAAAAATTGGGATAGACAATCAATTATAGAAGTTGGTTACTTAGAGACTGTAGAATTATCTTCCGTTGGTAAGGTAAGAGCAAAATTAGATACAGGCAATGGTGCAGAAACTTGTGCTTTACATGCAGAAGAAGTGGAAGTAAAAAACGGAAAAGTTGAATGGAAATATAATGGTAAAAAACATTCAAGCAAATTAGAAGGACATCATAAAATTTTTAGAGCAAATCACGAAGATGGAGACGGCGAAGAAAGACCTGTTGTTAAATTAGATTTAACTTTTAATGGTTTTACATATAAAGATGTATTGTTCGGCCTTGATGAAAGAAAAAGATCAGCGTCAGATGTATTATTAAACAGAGACATCATTAGAAAAATGAATGCTTCGGTTAACCCTAATAGAGAATTTGTATTAAGTAGAAGAATAAAACCTATTGACAAAAAGTAAATAATAGTATATAATAATCCTTATTATGTCAGAAGTGAAAATATTTAGATTAAGTACAGGTGAAGATTTAATAGGACAAAAATTAGATCAAAGTAACGATACTCTAACTCATATAAAACAACCATTTGTTATTGTACCAATGCAATCAAAACCGGGTGGGCCAGTATCTTTAGCATTAACACCTTATATGCCTTATGCTGAAGAAGAAATAATAGTACTTAAAACTATAAATATAATAACAGAAGTAGATCCAAAATTAGAAATCAAAAATTCTTATAATCAGCATTTAGGGGCAGGAATAATAGAAGTGAAAAAACCTAAACTTATTATAGATTGATGATTACAGTATATTTTGTTAGAAACGGAATGAAAATTAGAGTTGATGTGCCTATTGGCATGACTTTAATGGAGGCCGCTAAAAAATACAGTGTAATAGATATAAGAGAAATAACCGCTGATTGTGGGGGAGCTTGTGCTTGTGGTACTTGTCATGTTATAATAGATGAACGTTGGATTGATAAAATTGCACCAATGAACGAAAATTATGCAGAATTAGATTTACTAGAATTTGATAAACAATATAAAAAAGGATTGAGCAGATTAGCATGTCAAATATATTTGACAAAAGAACATGATGGATTAATTGCTCATTTATTGGATGAAGATATTAGATAATGAACTTTTACAAATCAGTTATAGAACATAGAGGTAAACTTCTCGTTAGAGGTATACATGACGGCAAAGAATATAAAGAACGAATAGACTTTGGGCCTACTCTTTATTCATTAACACAACAACAAACAGAATACAAAACTTTACAAGGTCAATATTTAAAACCTATTACGTTTAAAACTATTGATGATGCTAGAACATTTAGACGTGAAGTTGTAACTGAAAATTCTCCCATATATGGTTTAGAAAGATATCATTATCAATATATTGGTAAAAAATTTCCTAACGATATTGATTGGGATAAAAAATTTATTAAAATATTTACCTTAGATATAGAAACAAGTTGCGAAAAAGGATTTCCAGATGTAGAAAATCCTATAGAAGAAATACTTTGTATTACTGTTAAAAATCAATCTAATAAACAAATACTAACTTGGGGAACTGGTGAATATAAAACTGATAGAACTGATATAACTTATGTAAGATGTAAATCTGAAAAAGAATTAATGTTTGAATTTATGAAGTTTTGGATGAAAAATTATCCTGATGTTATTACAGGTTGGAATACTAAATTTTTTGATTTACCTTATTTGATGAACAGAATTATATTAATTGCAGGTGATAAGGTTGCAAACAAAATATCTCCTTGGGGATTATTTCAAAGAGAAACTATTTTAGTAAGAGGTAGACCTCAAACAGTTTATGATATAAAAGGTATTACTAATTTAGATTATTTAGATTTATATCAATGGTTTATTCCTACAAGACAAGAAAGTTATAAGTTAGATTTTATTGGCGAATTAGAACTCGGTCGTGGTAAAGATGAAATGAAACACGATACATTTAAAGATTGGTATACAAAAGACTTTCAATCATTTATTGATTATAATATACAAGACGTGGAAATTGTTGACGCATTGGAAGATAAACTTGGCCTTATTGATTTATCATTAACTGTTGCCTATGAATCTAAAGTAAACTATGGAGATATATTTTCACAAGTGCGAGTATGGGACACTTTAATTGCTAATCATTTATTAAAAAAAAATATTTGTATACCACCAAGAGAAGATAATATTAAAAATGAAAAGTATGAAGGAGCTTATGTAAAAGAACCACAACTTGGTATGCACAAGTGGATAGTTTCATTTGATATTAACTCACTATATCCACATATCATTATACAATATAATATATCGCCAGAAAAAATTATAGGTGAAAGACCTGCTGGCATTTCAGTTAATAAGATGTTAAATCAATCAACACCTTTGGCTTATTTAAAAACAGAAGGCGCTTGTATAACTCCTAATGGTGCTTTATTTAAAACCGATAATCAAGGTTTTTTACCAGAGATGATGGAGACAATGTACAATGAACGTGTTATTTACAAAAATAGAATGTTAAAAGCAAAAAAAGAATATGAACAAACAAAAAATCCTGAACTTATAAAAGAAATTTCTCGTTGTCATAATATTCAATGGGCAAGAAAGATTGCTTTAAACTCCGCTTATGGTGCTGTTGGCAACCAATACTTTAGATATTATGATGTAAGACAGGCCAGTGCCATTACAACTGCAGGCCAATTTATAATTCGTTTTATAGAAGAAAAGGTTAATGGTTATTTAAATAACATATTAAAAACACACGACAAAATAGATTATATTGTGGCTTCTGATACTGATTCAATCTATGTTACACTAGATAAACTTGTAGAACAAACTTGTAAAGATAAAACAGATGATCAAATTTGTAATTTTCTTAATAAAGTAGTTGACAGTAGAATTGAACCATTTTTAAATAAATGTTTTGAAGAACTTGCAGATTATACTAACGCATTTAAAAATTGTATGGTAATGAAAAGAGAAGTAATTGCCAATAAAGGTATTTGGGTTGCAAAGAAAAGATATATGTTAAATGTATTAGATGAAGAAGGCGTTAGACTTTCCGAACCTAAGTTAAA